AAACCTCTTGCGGCGCACAGGCGCAAGGGAGTGTTCTTTTAAAGGCTTATATAAAAAGAATGTGCACTAAGGTGCACACAACAGTTATACGATCTGAATTGTAATGCCCCAGATTTAGTATAACCGAGGCATCATGTGTGCAATAAAACCTCTTGCGGCGCACAGGCGCAAGGGAGTGTTCTTTTAAGATGTGCCACTACCAACAAAGAACGTTGCTTGCAGTGGAACTGGGATTTGTGAGGGTATATCAGTAATAGGACCCTGAAAAAAGGTATCCTGGACATTAGTGGGAGTAGCCGTAACCCAGTTTACGGAACAAGTGTTAGACAGGACTTGATAAACAAACCTGCCAGAGTCATCAGCGCCAACATAAGGGGCTATGACGACATTGGGCGGAGTATCTGCACCAGTGTCATAATCAGTGTTATATTGTGAAGCATAACCAAGAACGATCCAGCCAAGACTGCCCATATAAAAATTTGGAGTATATCCATTGCCCATGTTGATGAATCTAAGCACAGACATATATGGTATCTCAAATTCAAGCATAGAAGTGCCAGTCAAGATATCAGTAGACACAGGGCCAGTAGCAGACCAGCCAAACTTGTCGAAAGCACTAGAATGTTGATTCCAATCAGACGAATCAAGAAAAGGACCCTGATACGAACCAAGTGATCTATTAGAAAAAGACGGATCAACATAAGCAAAACGAGAGTAAAGGTTGCCTTGCACAGTAGCATTAGTTGCACTAGGCTCAGCAGCACCATATCGGTAGGGATTAGGAGCTCCTAACATGGATTGAATAACAGGTGAAGCTGGAACATAGGAGCCTTTAACATCTGAAGCACCACGAACAGCAAGCTTGATTTTAAGGCCACCACGATATCCAAGATACATGCTAGATATAAACTGCATTGTTGTCATCAGGGAGCTAGCTGTCTTACTAGGAAAAATGAGGCTTGCAACATCTATATAAAAAGTCGCTTTCTGACCTGTAGTAGTGGCAGCTGGAACTACGAAAGGCTGAACAGGTAACATGCGACGTATATGGTCACGAATATGAACAATAGGACGCAAGTAAGTAGTGGGTTTAGGACCAGGCGTGGAATCATGCTCTACGAGCTCCTGATCACTCGATAAAACCATAGGAGCAGCAGCACTATGTGCCACGAAGCCATCATCAGAATTCAATGCGACTCTAGCATATCTCAAATCAGGCGCTTCACAACGACGAGCTTTTATCTTAGTAAGATCTATAGGATAATAAGCTTTGAGAAATCTAGAATAAGCTAAGCCATAGTCTTGGGCAATAAGAGGAGTAATTCCTTTCGGAATATACAAACCATCAAGTTGATCATCGCCAATCTTAGCTTTAACGGGCCGCCAATCTGTATTGCTACGCACGACCAAATCTGGATTCTTAGCAGCGGCTGTTTGAACGCCTAAAGCGGGTAGAGCAAAAGTATTCACAAACTGATCACAAGCATAGCCGTACAACGTGAAATCAGGTAGCGCAGACAAATGGGCCAACACTTCACAAGACGTGGCAACGGCTCCGTTAGTAACTAACGGCTGGAGTAGATAAACTATAACACGGCCATGTGTTAAGCAATTAGTAGTCGGGTCGGATGTAATAGGAACCATGTCGAAAATAGAGGCCATAGGCAAGTCTACAGTTGCAGTCTGGCCTCCAGCACTAAATTCGATAATATCAGCAGGATTATTAAGCATGTTTGCCATAGGTGGTATAGTGGTCAACATAGCACCAGCAGAATAGTACTCACGAACCACAATGATCTTAAACATGTGAAAAGAAGAACCACAGTTTTGAAAACGTAGCCTCAGAGTACCACTATAGTATCGAGACAATCGAGACAATTTATCGATAGGCGCAACTGTAAGTTGCGAGTTGGAAGTATTGGCTCGAAACATCAACGGATGAATAGGCGCAGTAAAAAGTACGGTGCCGGTTGTGTCACTAGTACCTACGCTAAAACGCCCAACATACATATCTTTGGAAACAAGGTGACTAATAAGACCTTCATCTTCTTTAGTATCAGAATAGTACTCATCAAAAGGCTGCGAATAAGAGGCATAGGGATCCATCTTATACATAAAAGTTTTCTGATCAACGTAATTAGGATTGTTGCGAAGTGCCATGACCCCGCGCATTGAGGGATTACGTTCGTTAGGATTGTGCAGACCAGTGTAAGATCTTATCCATCCTCGGGCTGAATCCAAGGAATCACTAACGAAACGCTTACCAACAGAGAAAAGACCATCTATAGCCTTAGTAGCAGAATGCGCAGTGTAAGTATCGGAAGAACGCCTACCTGACTTATAACACCTCCATAGGTAACGAACCAAAGTTGCAAGTGATGCCGCAGCTTGCAAATGGCTAGGAAGAGAGACCACTAATGAATGGGCAGTCATAGCAGGATAGGTAGCTTTGGGAACGAAAAAGTCCATTTCTTTAAAAACAATTGATACTGTTATGACTAAAGAGGTTGCACCTGTTGACGGAGCAGCCAAAGGGGACATGACAAAAACTTCAAGTGATACATAATCATCTGGAAACCCACGATTATCCGAGTCAAGAACCACAAGGTCCAAGTTGTTGTTTTGACCGGGGGTTTGACGCAGCTTTGTATTACTGTACCACGGAAGTTCAACACAAGCACTCGTTGAATTATTAGCATGTAAAAAGACGTGAGGCGCGCACTGCAAAGATTGTATACCTTGAGAACCGTTTGAGTACGTAGAATTGGCACTAACGGCAGCAGCTATAAGAGCCCCACTATGCATCGGAGTACCAGCTACCTGCACAATAGCGCAAGCTTTAACATGATACAAGGAGGCTAAATCAAAAGGGGCAGACGCCAGCGTATTAAGCGACACCAAAGCTGATGGAAAGCTGAAAAAACCCACAGGAGTAGCAGCCGCCTGTGCAGTGGTCCAAGTTAAAGTACCAACATGAAAAGGCTTACCAATCATACGAGAGAAATCCATTCGCATATCTTTATCTACAGAAGTTAAAACTGGCAGCTCGTTATATATATCTTTGGTAATAACCGGAGCACGCACTTTAATATGAGACTGATGTGTAGAATCAACAGACTCAAAAGCAACAGCACCTTGCTGTTGAGAAGAACCATTTAAACGCTGGTCAGACGTTTCATTATCATTATAAGAAGCAGTGCTCACACACTAGGGAAATTTTTCCGTCCGCTAATAAGAAACTGATGAAAAACCGGTGGGCGCGAACAACCCACTTTCAATACGGATACACAACAGTCAATCAAAACAAAATATTTTAATTATAAATAAAACATCAAACATCAAAATTAAAATTAAATATTTTTAAAGTATTTTTGTGTTTTAAAATGTTTTTGGGAGTTTTAGCAATTTTATTTACAACATAAAGAAAGATAAAAAACCAAACACCTAAACAACACATCAAACATCTTTTAGTATTTTTATATTTTTATCAAAAGAAAACAATAAAACATCTAACACCAAACATAAAAGAAAAGCATACAAATGAAAAACAAAAGAAAACAGAACTAAAAAGCATAAGGTTGCAAATAATAGTTCTTATCACTACGCTTAACCAAAAGGTCAAGTGAGTGTTCTGGCAAAAATTGATGCTCTATACCACGTTTTTGAAGGCCCTCATTCAACTGCAACATCCAGACTTTGTAAGTAGGATGCAGATACGCTTCTCGCTGAAAAGCGGCAAGCTTATCGTGCAACACCACATTACAATCTTTGGTTTTATCCAGCCAACTTAAAGTACTAAAAATTGTTTCAGGCGCTAGAGGGCAAACTATTTTATTAAATTTTGGGGAAAAAACAAACTCACGTTTTAAAAAAGTAATCTCTTCCCATGTTTCGCCATCTTTCTTAATTTGCTCTTTGCGCGAGTTCGTGAAACCAATGCCAATTTGATTATAAAACTCAGCCATCGTTCGCATATTGAAGTACTCAACATACTCCTTTATACCAACAGTCTTATCATCGCCATAATCAAATTCCTTAACAACATGTAAAAACAAAGATAAAGTAGGTTCAATTCCAACGCACCGGCACACCCAACTGAACCAGGTCGCCGAAGTCATTCTATTTATCATACTATTAACTATAGCTGTCAAGAAAGAACCGGAAGGCAACGAATGAGTCGTCTGCCAAAGATTTTTACGAACCAAGACAAGAGCATGTGACATATTATACAAAACAAAACGAGCAACTAAACGAAAACGAGCATCTGTACATTTCCTTGACAACACTTCGGCACTACCTTCCTGCAATTGAGCGGACATTTTACCGTCCCACGTGGGAAAATCGCCTCCCCACTTCAACTTGCACGAATCGAGCTCTCTATAAATCCTGTCAAAGTCAGCCAAAGGATTGATTCCAATCATGATGCCATTAGACCACTTGTCGTTCTGTACTTGCGCGACCATATTGCCGAAAACTTGCTTAGTTATTATTTGCATAATGACGGAGCAGCATCGAAATGTCCTAGGCTTGTTGACTTTCTCTTCAAGGCGCAATTCGTCTTTCAGACACTCGGTCCACAAAAAATCTTTCGGGTCAACATCACCAGAACAGATAGAATCAAGAACACGATCATACTCTTGCTGTCCTAAAGCCGTCAGTTCACCTTTCTCAAAATCAACATAAACTTCTTTTCCAGGCTCATATCCATATCCGTTCGACGATTTCTTATTAAGAGCAGCCAAATCTTTGGTGCCAAGTATGGCCTCACGTAGAGACAACGGGCTGTAATCTTGCACAGTCATATCGAGCCAATCTTTAGCAAATTCAACATCTCTCTCATCAACTGTCTCCAAAGGCTTAAAAGACTTCTTAGCTAGGACATCAACTGTCTTAGCTCCGAAAACAGACAGATTTGCAGGTCGCTTGGAATTGGGCAAAATGCCGACAAGTGGACTCGGAACCAATTTACTTTGCATCGGAACGCTAACGCGATAAGGCGCATCAAGAGACAAGCCACTTGAATCTTCGCCAAGATCCTCAAAATCGAGATCAATAAGATACTTCGTGTCACATTTCAAGATAGAGACAATATCACTAATCACTCGTTCTGACCAAATTATTGCCGAACCTGCTGTGCCATCAGTCTTACCAGCCACGTGCATGCCGCAAATGCCTGTTTTATTACTGACCAAGACAGAGCCACACAGGCCAGGAGCGGAAAAGCCGTAATCATAACACTGGCCGGGAGCAACATCATTAACATACTGGAATACATTATACGAAGTATAGTGTAGACCTGTATCGTTGATGTGGCCGCCAGAAACAGGAACAACTTTGTCACTAGTCACAAGATAGTCATAAGACGAAGCACAAGCAATTTTTGTAGCCAAGTTCTTAAACGGCTGAATGATAGTACGATCCATAGTATAAATGGCAACATCTGCACGCGGATTCAAATACACACGAGTCAGCGTCACATGATCAAGGACTCGACCGGTGCTTCCACTCTCTGAAGTCGCAGAAACGACAATAGTGCGAGCATTGGTGGCATGTGAAGGTATAATAACACAATGTCCACTGATAAGCGCTGTAGTAGAACTCTCACTAGTCGATCCATAAATAGTCAAAAACACTACTTGTTTTTTCACGAACGAAACGACACTACTATGGTCTGTAACGCTTGGTAACTCTTTCAACAACTGCTTCAACTCAGCAGCAGTATCAGGAGCAACGGCGCTACTAGACTGAAAAAAGACAACGAGAGACGAGACGAGCCCAACAAGGCACAAACCACAAACAACAGTAAGACTCATGTTCAAAGGACAAAAGGTAGCAAAATCCCAACAATCTAAAAAACTCGTAGTTATATTGTCGACAAGCCACTTCGACCACTCACTAAAATGCAACGAGGGCAACTCGAAATCGAAATATTTTGTGTGACCGGCCATCTCGACAACTTGATCTGCTTGAACAGCGTTGATAGTATTAGCTTCAGCAAACTGCTGTTTAGACGTTTCTATTGCATTAACAATCTTATACATCCAAGCTAAAACACGACGACGATCACTTGCTGTCTCAACGCTGGTGTCCATAGACAACTCAACGCCAGGAGGAAAGCCTTGAATCCACTGGCCCAATATAGGATCGTAATATTTAAAAGCGATACGGCCTGAAAGCTGATCACCAACACGAACAACAGTAGAAAAATCAAAAACGTAGCCACGACGCCAAAGAGCACTAGGACAAGAAATACAGTCATCTTTAGTAAAGGAATTTATGGTAGAAAATTGATTTGTGGTAAACATTATTAAAGAACTACAGAAAAATTTAGTATTCTTAAGAGTCACTTCTGCACAATCAAGCGGATACTTCGACTCGGAAACCCAATTTATCATACTACGGTATTGCGAAACACCTTGCTGTCCCAAATCGTCCATAAAAAAGACATCCTCATTATTGTACGTGTCATAAAAATCTTTACCGTCTTTAACGGCTCGCATACTATGACAGTATACTGTGCGTGGATGAACAGAATTTTTCTGAAGGACCTCGATGAGTTGATTCATTATTACGGTCTTGAAGCATCCAGCTGGACCTTCAAAGACAAAACAAGCAGGCTCAACACGACGCGCCGAATCATATCCGGCAACGCTCTTCACAAGTGCTCCAAAATCGTCAATAACAGCCTTCACGGCCGGAGACCTACGCGACCACTCGACCAGCGCCGGAAAGCGCATGAGCGGGGCCAACTCTTTGACTTTAGTTCGAAAACTTTCTTGAGCGACAATTCGTTTATCTTTCCATTGGAGCAACAACTTCTCTGCACGTGCCAAATATTGATATTGCTCACCAAACGGCAACTTCTCCAACAAAGGAACAAGAACACTAGACACAGATTCAGGCAATTTGACAACACATTTCTTGACGAAATCCAAAATTAAATTAAAAACACTAGAAAATATAGAAACATCATCAAGAACTTTTGCACTAGTAAGAACATTTATACGACGCAAAATCTCAAAAAGCTCTTTGGGCAACAACAACGTCAAAGCGCTAAGCGCGACTGTATCCAAGCCGTGTGCAACGAAAGAGACAGAAGATGTTACTAAATTATAGACACTAAGCAACAAAGACGCCACATTCATATAATCAAATCCATTTTTACATAACTTCAAAAGGTCGAGCAAAACGCTACAAATCTGACCAGGCTTACAGAAGTCAATAGTAGTTGCTTCTTTCTCACCCAATAATGACAATATTTTAAGGACTTTACGAACACCAGCAATGACATTGGATAGGCCACTCAAACTATGGGCGTCAAAAACAACTTTAGTATAGACACCATTCAACAAATCACATTTACCAGACACAGAACAAAAAGTCTTCTTATTGACGCGACGAGAAACACCGCGTTCAATAAGAACGTATTGACAATGTCGAACAGGGACGCCTTTATTATTATTAACATTAAAAGCGCGAATTAAATCACATCGATCTTCATAATCACACACAACAATCTGCAAAATGGTCAACGCCATAGGCTTCGGCAAGCCAATCAAGGGTGCGATATTCAGCGCTACTATTTCAGGTACTCGCTGGATAGGAACATCACACACAGAAAAAGGAAGACGACCACACAAACTTCTCTCTTTTTTAGAGAGAAGAGATATATTATAAGCAAAAGACGCACGAACACAAGCTTGCAATTCTAGACGTGAACGCAAGACGGGATCTTCACCGAAATTTCTCTTTTTTGTCTCAACCGGAGGGTGTCGAGAAACACACTCCGACTTAGAGTTGTTGAGACTATTATCGTTTTGAGTTGAACGATTAAAACAAGATTTATTTTGTTCCATTTTCATTACGATAAGAATTAGAAGGAAACATCAGTGCATGTACCAACATCTCTGTTAACACATACACCTGGTAACCAACCCCAACAAATCACACATAGAGATGCTACCAAAGAAAAACCATCAGACGGAATTATCATCGTTCATCACGGTTTTACATTCCAAAGTATACAACAATATGGCAAAAGCCCAGGGACGGGCACACGTCATCAGCTAACAGTAAGCCTCAGTGATTTAAAATCAAAAGCCGCAGATCGGCGAACAGTCAAGCCAAAAGCTCTAGACTGATAACAACGTATAAGAAACTCCATAACGCCGCCCTAAAACCACAAGTGGATTTATTTCAAGACAACTACAAGAGTTTCTTCTACGACAACACCAAACTAAAAAGAAAGAAAAGAAAAAACTAAAAGGGAAAAACAGAAGAAAGTAAATCAAAGCTTATTTTAAAACTTATAAAAAAGAAAAGCAAAAGATAACATTCATAAATTGGAAAACACTAGATTTAAGTCCCGAGGGACACTAAAAATAGCATTAACCGAAAGAGCAAAAGACACAACACGAATGTTGTGTGGAAAAAGCCACGTGCGGCCTATCGACGTGATGGTCTCTCACGGCCCTTCAGGGAGCTCATGGCTCCAGGGAAGATTCATCTTGGGGGGAGCTTCCCACTTAGATGCATTCAGCGGTTATCTCCGCCTGCCATCGCTACCCGGCGTTGCAGCTGGCGCCACAGCCGGGACACGAGCGGGCAGTTCGACCCGGTCCTCTCGTACTAGGGTCCACGCCCCGCAATCTTCCAACGCCCACAGCGGATACAGACCGAACCGTCTCACGACGTTCTGA